TTTGTTGATGAATCCTTGCTCCGTCTTCATGGTCTTGTCCGAATACTTGATGAAATACCCGGCCAGTTTCCGGTACTGCCCGCTCTTATCCAAAGGCTTAATACAGATCCATCCCTTTTCCCATAGATCTCTTATGATGTGTGATATATGATCGATCCCATTGACAACAATATGAAGGTGTGCAGCTCCCCTCTCCCCTTTTTCCGCCGTCCATATGTATTTCAGTTCTTTTCCGTGTTTCCGGTAGATCCTCCGCAGTTTTCGTAAAAGTGTTCGGATGTCCCGGTTCAATGTCTCCCGATCCGGCCGCTTCTCTTTCCGGTAGCTGAGTGTAAGGTAATAATCCTCCCCGGAAAGGTTGGCGTTCATCAATCGGGTGAGTTTTTTCTCGGCCATCCTCCGGTTGACTTGTCTCTGTGCTTCTGGAGTCCTGTTCTCTTTCTTTTTCCGGCTCCCCCCTTTCTGGTCAAATCGATATGAATAATAAAATTCATACTCTTTTGTCTTTCCCGCCTTGCAGGTCGTCTTGATGTATGGCATCTCCTCTTTCCTCCGGTTTCTTGTCCTTGAAATAATACCCTTATCGAGTCTCAAAGGGGATTGGCTTCCCCCTGTTTCAAATGCGGATCCGTACCCTCCGGAATCCTGCGTTGTCTTTTCCCGCCATACATGCTATACTGAGTATGTCTAAGATGTATGGCTTACCCTCCCTTGAGCTGTCGGGCTCCGGGAGGGTATTGTATTTCCTATTTCTTCTTTCTGTTCGGATTGTCCTATCTCAGATAATGAAATATCCGGTCCCTTTCTTTTCCGCTTCTCTCTGTGCGTACTCCTCAGCCGCTTGCCTTGTCCCATACAGGCACCCGATATCTCCGTTTTCATAGCGGACAATCCAAAGGATTTCTTTTTCTTCGTTTCCATTCTTTTTCATCTTGGAATTCCGATTATGATAGTTGTACTTTTATGTAAAACAGCATCTGCAAGCTCCATCTGATCCTGATCGAAAGGGTTCTCACCCGTCAGATGGTCTATTAGTTCTCTTGTAATCTCCGCCGCGTACCCACAAATCTCTATCTTTTTCTCCTCACTTGTTTTCTTCTGGTCGCATATTCTGTTTGCTGCCAAGAAGATCAGTGTTTCCAGGTCTTCTTTGGTCAGTTCATATTTTCTTTGTTTCTCCATTTGCTTTTTCCTTTCTTATCTGTCATAATAAAGTTGGTTATTTTTTTGAGTGCATATCTGGGATTGCCGTCCCTATGCACTCTTTTTCATGCCCTGCAGCCGATGTCTCCGGCGCAGTTCCCTCATCTGGAGATAATGATTCTCCCGTTCTTTCACACAGTCATGTGTTATGTATGCTACTATCATCATGTCCAGCGCGATCCCGAACGCTATAAAAAACTCTCCCGTTGAGA